CCATCCGGCCGGTGTTCTCCACCAGGGGCCAGCCCCAATGTGGAGTTTTTTTTTTTCTTCTAACACTATTCACCGCCTTTATCAAGTTCGATCAATTTCAGCCTTTGCACGTTGCAATTATCGGCAATCATCATGGCAAAATTGGCCAGATCCGCCGCTGATCGCATAACAGTTATACTGCAATGATCCATATTTGATAATGCTTTTTCAAGTTTAAGCACTTCTGTTTTAATCAAATCAAATAAATGGGAATTGGCACAATCCACCCAACCGTGTTTCCCTTTGTCTTTGTCGTGTTCCCTTAATTTGCTTTCCATATAACCGGCAAACCATTCAATTGTTTCCCTTAATTCCATTTCCATCACTCCTTTAAAGACAATTAAACCAATTAAGTTATTCAATTACCTGTTTAGCCAAAATGGGAACCATCATAATTCCTTTGCCAATTCCATGGTCAACCAGGCTTTTTTCATTTCCTTGCAATTAACATGGTCCTCGTTTATATCCGATTGCAAACACCCCTTATGCACAGGACAATGGCCACAACCAACATAATCAATGAACAACTCTTTTAATTTTGTGATCGCTTTTTCAGGGCTGGTGGGTTCCGGTTCAACTTCTTTTGGCTTGTTTGCCTTGTCCCATTCATCACTGAACATGATTTTGCCAAAATTGGGGCAGTTTTCGGTTCTGCAATTGACCCGCTTTTGGTCCCATAACTGTGGGAAATTACCACAGAGGATGCATGTATTATAAACATATCCAGGGGGGGCCGCTTTTCCGTGGTCCGGGTCCTGTTCCTGTTCCATCCGGTCAATGGTTTCAATTTCGGTTTCAGGGTCCGGGTCCTGAAAACTTGTCATGGCCTTAATGGAATCAAGCATTAACTCCATCACATGTTCCAGGTTATTAACAATCATGGGGGCGATATCATCCTGGGGGCTTGGTATTACCTGGGGGCTTTCCAGGTCAACCAGTTCGACTTCATGCTGGCCCGATCTCATGTATAATGTGATTTTCATGTTTTCCGCCTTTATGTTCCTGTTTTTAAAATTCCATTGGTCCCAAGAATGTTCCGCATTTCCTTGGTTTTTTGAAATGCAGATTTAAAAGGGATCTGTTTCTGGTTTGTTCCTGGTCTGTTCATATATTGTTGGGGGTCCCTGACATCCCCCTTGGGGGGTCCTGTGGGTCCCTCATATGGGGCACCTGTGGGACACCCATAAGAGGCACCCTGGGGTGCCCCATCACGGATGAAAAAGGGCCAGTAATATTTGGTCGATTTCGGGACCTGGGGCACCCATTCAAGGCCGTATTTCCCCAGGTCTTTCCTTGCTTCTTTGAAATGTTTAATTGATAATCCGGTCAAATCCAAAAGGGTGTTCCGGCTCGGCCAGCATTTGCCATCAGGACCCATATGAAAGGCCAGGGCAATCATTAAACGGACCGCCCTGGGCCTCAACCGGGGGGTTAATTCAATGGCTTCCTGGGGCAATATGGCAAATCTAGCCAAAAAACACCCCCACGGGCCACGGGGCCTGAACCTGGCAGATGCAAATTTCGGTGGTTCTGTGGGGTGTTTCGCATTTCTGGCAATTTTTCAAATATGGTGTATAGCAATCCTGTTCCTGGCCGTCAATTATACACACCAGCCGGGCACCAGCATTGTTGGCCCTGGCATATTTACGGCATTCCGCATATTTACGGCAATTTGTTAACACTGTTTTTGTTCGCATTTTCATCCGCCGTTTCTTTGTTTTCAGGTTCCTTGGCTTCTGGTTGGATGGGCACCACAATTGGCCCAATTATTTGTTCATACATTTCCAGCATCATGCCAAACAGTTTGTTGAATCCAGGGGTGTTTTCAAACCTTGCGGCCAATTCGGCTTTCAGGCTATAAATTTCTGTCCGCAATTTTTTCATGGCCTTACGGTTTGGATCCATTTCAAGGGCTTCAATCTTGCCCCTGGCACGTTCAATGGCCCTTTTTGCGGCCTCAATGGTTTCCTTGGCCTCCACTATTTCACGGCCATCACGCCCGGCCTGGGCCTCCAAATCATCAATTTTTGCGGCCATGCCCTTTAACTGAACATTGGCCTGGTCAATAATGGCAGTTCTGTCCGCCCGCAATGTTGCAAAGGATTCACCCAAATCCCGGACCTCTCTTGTCAGGATCCGGGCTTCAATCTTTTTGATAATGCCTTTTTTGTTGGCTTTGCTGTCGATAAACTTGATTAGATTAGTGGTTTTTTCGTGCAAGTGAAACCTCCATTAAACCGGATAAAGCCGGATTGTTCTGGATTCTTTGTGAACCCTGGTTTTAATTTTGCCGGGCCATGATTCAATCAGTTTTTTTGCTCGGCCAACCGATGGAAACATTCTTTGTTTCGGGTCCATTAAATCCTGTGCTTTAATGGAATCGAATTGGTTTGAAATGTTAATGGTGATTGATGCTTTCATTTGGTCCCCCTTTTGTTATGGTGTGATTGGTCCACCACCCTTGGTTTCCCAATCACCATCCCAATCAGTATCTTGGGTATCTTGGGCATCTGGTAACAACCCTTTTTTTTCATTCTGGCAGTAATCGTCAAATTTCTCAAAATCTGATTTTTCAAATTTGTTGGCCACATCAATGCAACCATCCCCAACAATGTCCGCCCGTAATATTCTATATACCGCACTTGTCAATTCTTTGTTGAATATGATTTTTTTCCCGCATTGACATTTTAATGCATAATTAAAAACCGGCTTTTCAAACCTGGTCAACAAATAAACGTGCTGGCATTCCGGGCATATATAATGGATTTTAAACAACGGCACGGAAAACCTCTGGAAATTCCTGATACGCAACACCATTCATATGGAATTTTTCCTGTTCAACTTCAAATTTCCAGCCGGATCCCCAGGACTTGAAAAAGAACGGGACACCTGCATCCTTGGCCTGGTTCCTGATGGATTCCGCCCAGGGTGCGGCCATGAACCTGGAATCATGCCCGGTTTCACCACCCAGGATGATCCAATCAAGTGGGTAATCATCTGTGAAATCCAAATACATTTCAACCGGGCCAATTAAAGGTTCCATTGAAACCCCAATATTAATCCTCCCATGGAAAAACTTTTTGCATTTCACAAGATCATAAACCCGTTTATTATATGTTTCCTGATTTTCAACACTGGTCAGGAAAATAACATTGTCCAGGGGTGGGTTCACATATAACCAGGCAAATAATATTTGCCTTAACCGTTCCGGCCGCTTTGTGCATATAATGAATTTATGGTGCTGGTTTTCAGAAATGACCTGGAATATTTTGTGGATGTCCTTGTTTTTCACTCTCCGGTGTAACAGATCCCCCATGGAACAAACAAAAACCTTTTTTGGCTTTTTCCACTTGGCAGGTTCCCCCAGGCATTTTTCATGGAAAGTGACTTCAAACCCGTTTTTATATTTTGCCTGGCCCATGGCTTTCAACCGCAATGCCATTTTGGCCGCATAACAATTTTTACATCCAGGGCCAACCGGGTTGCAACCCGTCACTGGATTCCATGTTTCATCACACCATTGAATTTTAGTTGACATATTTGTCCCTTTCGCAAATCGGGCAATATAATTCCCCGGTTTTATTTTTCAGTAAAAATGCATTGCACCCTTTTAAACATTCCCCGTTTTGTTCCAATTCCAGCTTGATCCTTGCCCGCCTGGCTGTTTCTTTTTTATCCAAAATGGCCCGTTCTTTTTCACGTTCAAAGGCTTCCCGTTTTTTATTAATAACGTCAAGGACCTGAATGAACGGTTGCAACCTGGGTTTTTTCCCACAATTCGGATTGATTGAAACATCTTCAAACACCTTGATCATGTCAAGGCCAACAAACTTTGTTGCAAAGGCCAGCATTCTTGCCCTGGCACCAATGGTTTCAATATTGAAAACGGTTTCCCAGGGGCCAAAATATTCCTGATATATTTCCAGGAATTCAGATAAAATTTCCTGGTTGGTCCGGGTTTCTATCATTTCAGGCCCCCAATCTTGTAATATCCACCAGGGCCATATGGTGAAAAAACCCAACCCCAGAAAATGGACCAAACAGCAATCAAACACCATCCAAGGAATGGGCTGTAATCATATAATTCTTTTAACCAATCAATTATCATAACACCCCCACCTATAAAGGGACCAGGGCACATGGAAACAATCCATGTGCCCGGTTTATATATGGTCAGGATTCCTGCATCCCTGTCCATAATCGCATCCCCCCTGTTATATTACTGTGGTAAATCCCTTATTTGTCGAATAAACATTTTTGTGTCTGTAATTAATCGGGTCAGAAAAGCAATCAAATCACATTCACAAAGATCCTTATAACCCAACCAGATTCTTGATCCAGTAATTCCAGCATTATACATTAACTGCAAGGCAATGCTTATAAATAAAGATTGCATGTTTTCACTGGATATTTTAGATTGTATCAATTCAACAATCTGCATCATCACACTAAGGCCGCCTGGGTTGCCCTCTGACATTGCGGAAATACATTCAATAGGGTTATTGGATGGAAGTGGTTTCAAGTTGAACGTGGGTTCAACTGCCAAAAAGATTTTTTTTAAGTCATTTTCTTGGATTTCTGTTTCCATTTTGGTCCCTTTCAAAAGAAAAACCCAGGAAAACCAGCCGGGTCAACCTGGGCAAATTGCTTGTGATGTTCCGGCCGGTTTTGTTTGATTGGTATTATAGTCATTATCGGTTGGATGTCAAAATAAATCCACGAATTATATTGAAAAACATAAAAAAACCCCTGGAACATACCAGGGGCATGGAAAAGAATTCCCATCAAGATGGTTCTTTTTTCTTTGGCGGGTTCTTTAAATCATGCAACAATGATTCTAAACGATCAATGTGCTTTTTTATAACAGGAAATAACTCTGGATCAACTGACATTGTTCTTGGGTCCGTACATAATGCCTCTACAACTGATTTTTCAAGTGCTGCATTTGCACGTTCAACCGCTTTCAAGGTTGGTTTTCCCTCTTTGAATGATTCACTTTCCTTGATGAAATCGGCCATTTTAAGAATTGATTGCTTTCCAACACCCTGGGCATGTAATTCCCGGCAAAAAACCCAGAATTGTTCGTCTGTTGCCATGTGTTCCGCCCTGGTCATTCTCTTTTCTTCTTTTCCATTTTCCATTTTCTTTTCCTTAATATGGATGTTCTAAAACAATGCAAACCGATTGTTTCAAATGGGCTTGCATTTCACCTGTTCGATAATTGACAACCAAAACATCATCATTATATTTGAATTTGAACCATTCGGGCCGATCAACAACAATAAAAATGTCACCCCCAGATTTGAACATGTTGCCTGGCTTTAATGCCCCAACGGTTGAACGGCTTTTTATTACAACTGGATCCATGTTTTCAGTTTATAATGTTGCTTTATATAAATCAACTAAATATTGAAAAAAATCAGGATAACATGTATTACAAATCGATTTAATTGTATCGCCGTCTGAGTCTGAATATTGAAATCTTACACAACAAATGTCAAAATCTTCTCCGCATATTTCGCATGTAAAATTTACGCTCATTTCGACCACTCCATCTGGCATATTGCCCCTTTATTTTGCTGTATGGTCCCTTGTTCTTGTTCCCTGTGAATCAATTTCATAATGGAAATCCAAGTTGAAAATAAATATATCATCACCATAATCATCCGCCCCAGATGTTGCCATCCGTGCCCCTCTAGTAAGAAAAACGGCACTTGGCAAAATATCATTGGCCTGGCATGACTGGGTAATTGCCGCAAATTCGTGGATTCTATGATAATTTGTATCGGCACCACTTGCCGGGATTGTAACATCATCAGAGTCAACGGTTGAATTTCCGATCTGTTCATCAATATTAACAATACAATGCTCAATTTCCAGCGTGACAACCTCATCTGTTCCGGGTGTTGCCGTGGGCGCATAATGCATATGAGGGTAAACGGTTGAACCCTTTTTAATACTATGTGAAACCTCTGGGGTTGATATAATATGCCGATCACCAACCTTGCCAAATAAATATGCATAAACCCCAACGGAACCACCCCCATCATCAGTAACCTGATTTAAAACCGGCCCGGATAAACCTGGGATGCTCGAACCCTCTGTGAATTGTGCAATAATATCATCCCAACACTTGGCATCATTTTCAAGTCGGACAATGCCGGTGTTTTCAATGACAACCCGATCCTCCAAGGTGGTCCCGCCATCATCTGAAACCATCAATGCAATTGAACCAGGGGCATCACCATCACCAGGGGTGCCATCAACCCTGAATTCTATTGCACAAAATGTTTCATATGAATTACTGTCCCAACCATATGCCGCAAATCTGCCCAGAACATCCGTGTCCAGGACAATTGCCGGACCTGATCTTGCCCGGTAAAAATCCATGGTTGAATATACAGAATCACTTTCCTGCCTCAGATGCACCGGATCATATATTTTAATTGCTGTCCACCCTGAAAATTCAAGGTCAATTGTTGTGAACGGATTGGTGCCCCCGCCCAACGGATCCCCAGGATAGGCGGCCTCTGAAACATTCTTTGGATATATTTTACCCGTTGCCGCATTGGCACCATCGTTGAATGCCGCAAAACGGAAATCCCATGATTTGTCACGGCCTGAATTGTCAAGAACATCAACTGAATGAATTGAAAATATCCCATATGTCAGGCCGGTTGCATATCTATACATGTCTGCATCAGATCCGGTCATCCTGTATGCAAAACCCTCCACCAATGATTCACCTGGGGCAATATTATCTGTCTGCCTGAAAATGGTGGTGGTGTTATTCGTTGATTTATTAACTGAATCAAAGGCCAGGGCTGTTTGGAATGAACCTGATGCATTGTTCTGAAAAGATAAAAGGCCATTAGAATCAACGTCCATTTGCCATAAATGAACCCGGTCATTATCCATGATTGTGATGCCATCAACAAACCCAACGTTGTCCCGGAAAATAATGGGGATTGACCCCTCATAATCAACCTCATAATGGACATATATGAACGGTCTGAAAACGCCCGCATTGTGATCCTTGTGGCCGCCGGATGAATCTTTAAGGGTGGGATCAAAGGCCATTTCACCTTTTATGGAAGTAAAACCATTTTCCTTGGCATTTGATAAATCGCGCCTTGTGAACCAGATTGGCCCATCATGGAACATGTCAAGGAAAAATTGGGCATCCCACCGGATGGATTCAACCAACACCAAATCTTTATCTTTTGTGATGGTTTTCAGGTTGGTTGGGTCCATGTAAATAATATCACCGATCTGGCCAACTTTCTTGGGGATCGGGTCTGCATCATTTGGTTCAAATTCTTGCCGGGTTGACGGTTGAACCACATGCATCCACCCGCCCTCTCTGGCCAATGCACTCGGCCCGCCATTTGCCGCAACACTTGTGTATGCGGACAAATTGAACGGGACAAAGTTTTCATTGACCCGCCACATTAACCGGTAATCGTCCGGGGCCGTTGTCAGATTATATTCATCCCCAAAATATTTCCAACCCTGCAAGGTATCAAAATTGCCCAAATCAGATGCACCATCAACAATTGCACTTACATTTGGCACGGCCCGGACAACCAGCATGTCACTATATTGGCCTTGCATCCCGTCACCAAAACGTGTCACATATGTTGATTGGTCGGAATCCCCCCGGTGGACATGCTTTAAATCGGAAACCCCCTGGGGTGGTGGATGGGGAATTTTTACCGGCATATTATTTACATGGCCCTCTAATGCTGATATCTGCCCCTGCATCCCCTTGAATTTTTTGGAAACAGATCGTGCATCTGACATGCCAGGGAAATCCACGGCCTTTGAAAAATCAAGTTCAACAAAATCTGTTTGAATATCTGTTGTTTCATTCTGGAAATTCCAGCCCACACTTGAAACAATGCTGTTTGATTCAACCTTTTGGTTGCCATAATGAACATCTTTGATATACATTCCAAGATAATCAAGGCATGTTATATATTCACGGGAAAACGAAATTGCGGAATGGTTGAATCCATACCAGGCTTTTGCAAATATTGCAATTTCCCGCAAAAAATCAGTATCGTCCCGCACCACATGGGCATTATATTTGGCCATCCTCATTTCAGCAATGCTGGCATCATCGGCCACATCGTAAGCGGGTTTAAAAGGAATTAATTTACTATATTTTGAACCCGCAATGTTTGACCCGCTTAATTCCTCTGGTCTTAAATCAATTGGGGTGTTGGGCACCACATAATGAAATTCAACGTCCGGGACCTTTATAACCAAGGTTCTTTTTGCATCGGTTTCAGGCTGGTCACTGACCTTGACTATGACAACCGGCCGTTCATCTGTTTCAAGAAAAACCGTGGCAATTATTGTTTTATAATCAATGACCGGTTTATCAAGAGTTACGGGGATCTTAATGTCAGGATCAAAACGGTTCAATGCCAATCTGTGGTTCATGCCCATCCGGCAATCAATGGCCAGTTCACGGTCAACCATTCTGATTGTTGCACCGGTCAAGTGGTCAGAATCAAAAAACTTGAACCGGTTGCCCTTTTTCGGGTCCCGTACAATGACAATTGGATCCCTGTATTCTGGTTCACCCTTGGCCTTTTTGGTTTCCAGTTCAAATGGCAGTTTTCTTAAAAAACTTTTTTTCCATAACCAGCCCCCGTCCGGCGGGCTTTTAATATCATCACCATCCAATTGCAATTGGGCATTATTGTCCAGTAATGGAATTACATTGTGGAATGCTTCCCCGGCATCTTCATCCGGGCCGCCCAGGCCATTTCCAGCTTTCCAATCCCAATCCCTTGGGATTCTGAACATCCTGAAAACCCGGTTGGTTGCATATACTTCGTCTGTATCTTCATCCTGGTTTTTTCGTTTGTCTTTGTATTCAACCCTTTGGTCCTGTTGCCGTTCCAGTTCACTCAGACTGTTTTCATAAATATGTTGCTCGGAATCCTGATCATCCCCCATTGTCCAGGCTTCCTCAAGGTCCTCATCATTGAATGATATTGCAAAACATGTCTTGATTCTGTTTCCCTGGACCCTGATTTCATCAAATCGGCTTGTTCTTGAACGTAATATCTGCGGGTCCTTGTAATAAATATCATTATCAAAATCCAGCTTTTTTTTAATGTTTTGATTGGCTGGGAATTCTTTTTCGCCATCCTTGATTGCCATGCCATGCACACTATCAATATAGATCACAAGGCTGTCATTGTCCGGCTGAACATACCAGAACAACCCACGTTCCCTTGATGCCAGGGCATCAAACAATTGCTTGACAGATTGGCCCTCATATTCAATTATTGATTCAAGGGTTGCCATGGCTTGAAATTGGCCACCCAACTTGAAAAGGCCCTTTGTTGGGGATGAACCAGATGACAAACCCTCTGGCTGGAAATACTCAAGTAAATATTCCGCAACATTTAAATGGTTCCATTTTTCACCATCATCTTTATAATGATAAACCGATCCGCCCGCACCCTCACCAGTTGACTTGCTTGATGAACGGTTGCCAAGTAATTTTGGGCCATAACTTGCCCGCTTATTAAAATCAGGGCACCATTTAATTTCAAATATGTCTGAATCCTGCTTAACCCAGGCCGTGTTAATCTGGACCCGATCAAGCAAATATTCAAGGCCACGGGCCGTCATTAACTGTTTACCCGATGGTTCTGTGATGGCCCCGTATGGTTGCCTGTTGTCATCTGTAATGATGCCAAACCAAACATCAGCCGATTTCCCCCGCCCGGAATATACAATTTTGACAAATGAATCAATCAACGCCTGGGGCTGGTAAACCTTAAATGATGTCTTTTTTTCTCTTTTAATGGATCCAAAATTATACGCAAGCACGGCCTCTGATATGCCGGGTGCAATCACCCTGGTTGCCCGCAAGGGTTCCAAATACGGGGCCGGTTCCCATGTTCCTGACCAGGCTTTCTTGACCATGCAATATGCCTGGTTTGGGGCATCATTCGTGTCAGTGGTTGTCTGTCCTGTTATTTGACCTGTGTTTCCCATTAATAATCCAATACTGGTTCTGAAATCACCGGGGTTGTATTGTTCAATATTTGTGGATCGGTTTCAGCCGGGCCATATAATAAGACACCAATATATAAATATTTATCAATTCCGGCATCAGCTTCCAGGGCCGTTTTAAATGTTGCAAATGATGTATAATGTGACAATGCAATCATTGTGGCCCTGTTGGGCCTGGAACCGGTTGCATTTGAAGTATAAACATAATGGATCTGGCAATTGGTTGGAATGGTTTCTGTCATTTCAACATTGGAAACACTTACGCCGCCCTCATCAAAGGCGGCCCAGGAATGCAGACCATCCCTTAAATATGCAATGGGGTCCAGTTGTGGTGGTGAATAGAACAAATCACCGTCATCCGGCTTTTTCCAGATCCCCAAAACTTCATATGTCTTTGATGATCCCTGTGAAATATTGAAAATTTTGCCGGTTTTGCTTCCAATATTCGGACCGGATAAAACGGCCGTTCCGGCCAACGTCCATCCGGTATCAAGTTTATAATTTTCCGTGTCGGTTCTATATTCAACCCGTGCAACATTTGATGATGCCCGGTGCAACCTAACTGCATATTTTGTATCTAAAAATGGGATTGTTCCACTGGAATCACCGGAACCACCGGTGTCCAATATCCGCCATTGCAAATAAGGGGTGCTTGCATCAACCAATTGCATTTCAAGAAACAATGCTGAATGGAACCACAACCTTGAATATATATTTGATGGCGGGGCACCTGGAACGTTGACAATGAACCGGATATCCGCATATTGGAACATTTTATAAACAGGACCGCCGCCGCCGGAATCACTTGATTGCACCCCGGTCAATTCAGCAATACCGCCGCCCCCGCTGTCAATTGACCATTTGCCGCCGGATTCCGTTGCTTGGCCGCTGTCATCATCCCACAAATCAGAATTCAAATTATTGCCAGGTTCATCATTTATTTGCACAAGTTTTGCCTGTTTTATATTATCGTCATTGGTAATATATTCCGTGCCATCCTCGTCCGCATCAAAATCAAAATTTAAACGCAATGCCGAAATACTGCCAATTTGTGCATGGCCATAAATTACATCACTCATAATATCGGCATCAACTGCGGCCGGGAAATTGGCCGTGATTTCATCTTCATATATTGTTTCATCATCAGAATCGGCATCCGGTGAACCTGAAACCCGTGTCCTGACAATAACCTTGATCGTGGTATTATCATCCTTGGGCCCATAATCATAATCCAACCAGGCATTCCCGGCCTCATATTCCATTTCTACTTCAACCGGGGTGTCGGCATCAGGATCCGGGCTTGAATCGTCATCCGTAAAATATAATAGCCAGGTGTCCGCCGGTGTTTCATCCTGCCGGGAATTATAAATGGCTGAAACATTCATTGACATTGTTGCAACCTGGGCCAAGGTAATATCAGATGCATTTGACGGGGGGTTTGTGATCTGATCACCCCCGTCATCAATTGTGAAAACTGTGGGGGTGGTGTTCTGGCTTAATACACCATATTTGTTCCGTTTTCTTAACACAAAATAATATGTTGTATCGGCCGCAAGGACATCTGTTTCATGCGGGAATGATGTGAATGTTTCCCAGGGTGCGGCATCAAAATCCGGCATGGCATCTTCACCCTTGTATAGTTCATATTGATCAACGGCATCCTCGGCCGATCTGTAACGGCCTATTATTTCACCCTCATATTTGCGTAATATTGCGTAATGTGCTTTTATTTCACCAGTGTATTTTTCATACACATCAATAATTGCATATTTACCCTTAATTTCACCCGTGAATTTATTGTAAATAGAATATTTGCCATGGACCTGGCCCATGTGCTTTTTTCTATAATTATTTGTTCCACGCAATGAATAAAAAACAATCGGCATTAATCAATTCCATTCAATCTGATATGTTTCAGAACGTCACTTTCACCAATCACACCAGGCGGCATATCCAGTTTAAACCAAATGCCAATCATATCATCTTTGGCCATGGTTCCAATACTGATTGGAAACATCCAGGCGGCCGTTCCCCAAGGCTTTGTGAAAACAAGATCCGGCGGAATATATGTTTCACCAACGGTTAAATCACCGGACAATTCATCTGCATCCGGTGTTTCAATGGCCAATTGCATTCCTGGAATCGGGACCGCCCGCATTGATAAACCGGTGTGATCTTTTGGGATCGTGTCCATGCGGCCCCTGCCTGATGCACCAACATATATTTTGCTGTCAGTTCGTGCATAATAATATACAACTTCAATTGGGAACCCATCTGCGGTTTGAATTAAAAGACACCAGCCGGATTCGGGCCAATCTGAACAATCAAGGGCAATTTCACCCGCACCATAATTATCAAGGTTGCTTGATACAGATGATGTATATGTTCCCAAGGCCCCCAGAAATAAAATAAGGCTGGTAATATTGGATGATGAAACATGTTCATTTTTCATCATTACCGCTCGGACAAGCGGGCCGCCATTGAAATCAGCATCAACCGCATCACGGGCACCAATCACACCATTTGCCGGATCGGTTAAAACAATGTTGTCCGTGTCGCTTGGCAATGCGGCCGCCTGGGTTCGGGTAAACCGTATATATTTTGATGGATTATTGCTTTCAACCACATGGGTTTCCCCATCTGCAATTGTAACCGCTGGCCCAATGGCCCCCCCTGGGGCAGTATATTGGATTTGGTCAGGGGCCGTGGTCGTAATAACGCCGGTCCCTGGGCCATTATATCCCGCAACATAATCAACGGTTCCATATGCCGGGTCTGTGTCATGGACAAGGCCCTCAACCTCAGTTGATGACCTGAATGACCCAAGGCTTAAATCAGGCTCGGCCTGGTCCCCGCCATCGGAATCCGCACCCGTATAATAAAACCTTGCGGCATCTGCCCTGTCACGAATTGTTGCCATTGTTATGCGGCCTCATAACTATATCCGATTGAATGTAAAACATCAGGGTCCGCAAGGACACCCGCCGGGGCTGTCCGCCTGATCCAAACACCATAAATTTCACCGCTTTCAAGATCACCGATTTCAAGGCCATCTGTTTCCGAAATACCAGTGATCCAAGGGGCACCGCCGCCCGGAATTCCAGTTTCATCACCGGTTTCATCTTCAATAAACCCGTCCGGCTGTTCGCTTGGGGCTTCTTTTCCAAGGCGGATCCCAGGGACACAATAAATGTCATCTGTTCCCGCACCGGCCTCCTCTGATGTTCCCAATGCACTACGCCCGGCCGCCGGGACCGTCAAGGTTGTGTCAGTTCTGGACTCATAATATACGATTTCCCGCAATGCACCCAAATTATCAACAATCCGGCAATATCCGGTATCTTCCCAATCGGCCAAACTGCCTGTTGTAACAACCGTGCCCGCACCCGATGCACCCAACTGGCCGCCATCGGAAACCCGTGCCGTGCCGATTGTCTTAACCCATATTTTAAGGTCCTTAATTTCTTTTGATGCTTCATTCCTGACAATATACGCCCGGATTGAATCACGGCCCGCCGTTGCCCAGGCGGATGTCAGATTGTTGGCACCAAGGACATTGTTGAAAATAGTGGCAAAAACTATGGTTGCCGTGCCTGTCAGGTTGTCCGTGTCGGTTCTTGAAATCCTGACATATTTCTGGCTTTCACCACCGCCGGAAACAGCAATCTTTGTTTCCCCATTCAGGATCGTAACCCATGCACCCGCTGAACCGCCTGGGGCAGTATAACGGACCGCATTGGCCCCGTCACCCGCAAGTGAACCACTACCGGTTCCGTTTATTCCTGGGGCAAAATCAATGGAAATATTTGAAAAAGGGTTGGTTATAGTCATGTCCAGGTGTTCGGCCTCTGTGCTTGACCTGTAAAGGCCAAGGCTTTCGTCAGGGTCCGCCTGGGCCGCACCATCACTGGCCGCACCGCTTAACCACCACCAAAGACTGTCAAATTGTGTTTTTTCATCAGGCATTTTATTTACTCCGTAATTGTGATTTTTGTTGTTCCACTACTGTATGAATATCCTGGGGCCGGGGGATCTGGATATCTAACCATCAAGGCTGAATAATACGATGGTGTTCCCTCATTTCCATTTATTCCAATTGGTGTAATTTTGAATGTGAAAACCGTTTGGTCCTCCAATACCCGGCTGATATATGAATAATATATTTTTCCATCATACAGGACCTTTTCACGGTCAACCCAATCCCCGTCATCATATTCATGGACAAGAAAATAATCAACTTCAGAGGGATCCCCAGGGTATAACCAATTTATGGTGAACCTGTCAGGAAATGCATCAAGGGGCCGATCCGTTGTATTGTCAAATACCTGGAAAACAGGGCTTTCATTCAGTTCAACAGTATAATTGAAATTATTGGCATATGTTTCAAGATAAAGAATGCCGTTCATGTAAACATGAAACAAAGGGGCTTCAAGGTCACTGGTCCATGAAATGTTCCATGTGCTTGGGCCAACCCTTTGAAATTGATTCATTGTCACGGTCATTATGCTGTTGATTCCGATGCCTGAACGGTCCACTTTGACGTTAATAAATAATTGCCCTCATTTTCACCCCCAACCGGGGTGTCAACATACTTGGGGGGCAACAGCTCAACATTGTGAATAAATACATTTGACCATGTATTTCCAAGATCATCTGTAATTGTCTGGAAAGTATTTTGCAATAATTTATATGCTTGAATCGTGCTTTTCACGGCTGCTTCATCTGCCAGGTCAATAATGCCCGTGATCGTTTTTTGTCGGGACCGTTCACCAAATTCATGCAAGGCAAAACCATCAACCACCGGCCTGGTAATATTGGCCGTTGTTTTACCCATTAAATCAATTACGCCCTGCAAGGTAATAAAATCATGTGATCCAATTGACGAAGTCATTATTCACCCCTGTTCACTGTTCTACTGGTTGGCCGGGAACCCTCTTTTCTAAGATCGTTTGCGGCCGACTTTGCAAGATCACCCATGGCATCAAGTTTGGCCGCCGCCTTTTCTTTGCCTGGTGCCCCCTCATTAACCAGGCTTGCAATCCATTCATTTGCCGCCTCTGGGCCACGTTCCAAATATATACTTGCATAATGGGCTTCCTCTGTTCTGCCCCCAACGGCCAGGTCCTGAACAAATCTTTGGCCACCAATCTCCCCAAATTGTTCACCTAACCCGCTTTTTATTCCTGTATATTGGCCAATGGCCTCCAATGCACCAACAACGGGTGCAAGGAAATTTAAAAACGCCGGGGTTGATTCCCTATAACCTTGGGCGGCAACCTGTGATTTTATATCAGTTTCCCCAAACTTTTTAATATATTCAGGACTTACAAGTTGATTTTTTTTCTGTTGTTCCAATGATTTGTTTAATTCAGCAAAAACAAAACTAGCGTCACCCATTCTTTCCAGAAATTTTGAACGGGCAATGTCGCCTGTGACTTCTTTGATTTCTTTAAGATTCTCCCCAAGGGCCTTTGTATTTGCAACCAGGCTTGCAATCACGCCGATTGCCTCGGCACCAAATATTTTTGTCAATACATCGGAATCAACCCTTGATAGTTCTTCAAGTTGATCGGTGAAATTACTCGATGTAACAATGCCCGCCTCTTGGGCCTTTTGCATTCTAAGGAAAACGTTACGGACACCCGTGAAAGTTTTTTCAGTTTTACCGCCGGTTTGGGTTGCCGTTGCCAGGGTTGCCAAAACAGTATCAAAATCAACCCCCATAACCTTGGCCGCATTTGCAACGTCCGGCAACAAAACTGCCAAGTCATTGAATGTCAGAAATCCAAGTTCAGCCGTTTTGAAAAGTTTATTCTGTGCCTGGTTTACATCGTCAATTTCATCACCATAAATGTTCCATGATTTAAGCAATACCTTGACGGCCGTTGGCAAATCTGCCCCCGTCACCTTGGCCAGTTCAAGGGCTTCCCGCATAATGGAATCCCGCATTTCTTTACCAAGGCTTGATGCACCACTTTGGATGTCAAACATTGCGGTTGTGATTTCGTCACGGGAAATGCCCCAGGCGGATGAAAATGTCAGCACTTCTGCTTTTAAGTTTGAAATATTTTGAATATTTGTTCCAAGGCTCAAAAGGTCTGTCAGTTCATTTTCAAACAGGATTGTTTCGGTTCTTGCCTCTTTAATTGATGTCCTAATCCCTTGGAATATTGCAGAAAACCCGGCAATGCCCGCCAGGGAAATGGCCACGTTCCTTAATGATTTGGCAAACTTCTGGCCCATGGAAACACTGGCCTTTTGGGCTTTCCGGCTTTTCCGGGTCTGTTCTGTCAACCCTTTGGTAATTTCACTTTGCTTTTTAATCACTTTGGACAGTTGGGCAACCGCCTTGGCAACATCGGCATTGACTTCAATATCAACTGTATTAGCCAATTTTTTTCCGCCTTTTAGGTTTCGGTTGGTTCATCAATTTAATCAAACCGGGCTTAATAACCTTTTTTATAATTGTCGATTGTTCAACATTATTTATTACAGGTAAACTGGCTTGCATTGTTTGTTTTGCCTTGGGGCTGTAACCAGCCTTTGCATAAACACGGGCCAGGGCTTCATCTTTTGTCAATCGTTTCCCTGTTTTAAATTTATATCCTGATATTTCTTTTAATATTTGGATTTCAAGCAAATGCCCGGTGTATTTCATCGGACGGCCCAGGGTGATTTTTAATTTCCGGCTGGTTGCCGTTCCGCCTTTTCGGTGCCTTTGGCTTGGATCTTCAATGTGATCCGCAAAATGTCCAAAATTTCTAAGGGGTGCCCCCCTTGACTTTCTATGTTCAAAGGCATCTGGATATCTAAAATATGCTGTTCTTTTTGTGTGCAATGGCAGAAAGTTTTCGTGCCAAAAATCAAGGGCCGCATCCAAAACCGTCTTGACATGTTTTGTCATACGTTTCCGCTTTAAGGTGCTAACGTTTTCCCTTAACTCTGCCGTTAATATGAACATCAATTTCCTAGCAAAAAATAATCCGCAAATGTTGGGATATACTTAATTTTTCCCGCCCGCCATAATTGATGTGTTATCAATCTGGTGTTCCGGGTTGGTCTTTTTTTTTACGGGCTTCATTGTTTTCTTTTATCATTGATAATGCTGTATGCCAATCAACCAGGGCAAATATTATTTGCCGCATCATTTGGCTGTCAAGTAATCTTGCATGTGAAATTTCATTTTTATCAACGTAATAATTAATTTTGATTGCATCAACTGCCAGGTCAATCAAATCAACCTGGTCCATGTCGGCATCATCCGTTTTGACAATCATGTTCCAGGCCCGTTCACACCTTTTTGAAAGGCACAGGAATTCTGGCCGGATTTCAGATTCCCATTCACCTGAATCATTCAGGATAAAAGATTCCGGCAATTGTGTTCCATCAGGAAAAACCCTGGCCGTTGGTATCATCCAGCCGTCCACAAAATGCCCAGATATTAATTTATTGCTCGGCCGGATCAAATGTTCAGGGATGGGTGGATCGTCTTTATAATATCCGATCCAATAGCCCTGGCATTCTTGCCATTCCTGTTGGCCAGGATAAAAACCAACCTTGGGCCGGACCCCTGGGGGGGCAAAACCAAAAAAGACACCCTTGGTTCCATCAGGGCCCTTGCCGCCCACCCTGGCAAAATGATTTAATGTCAGATCACCAAATGGTGTGATGCCATAATCACTTGCCTGCCGGGCCAGTTCAGGGTTGCCCGGAACAAAATAATAAAATATACCCATTTTACACCTTAAAATGTAATTGCTGAAAGGGTTGTAATCTGAACCGGGTCATCCGCACCATTGGGTATTGGCAAAATTGTCACGGACACGGTCCCCTCTGATCCCTGGGATGCACTTTCGTCATCAACAAATGCAAGGCCCTTGTCAATTTCCAGTTTGATATGTTGCGATGCACCGTCCGCATATCTTGTGGCACCATGTTCCGCACGTTTCAAATAAATAATACATTCCCCAACCTCTTGTTTTTGGCCTGTCAGGCCAAGTATGTTAATTAGTTCAAGGTCAAGGCCGGTCAAGGTTATTCTTGATTGCCCGCTCTGGATGCCTGTATATTTACCCCAAACATCACCATCACTGAATAATGGGCCAAGTAATGTCCGCCCAAAATCCCAATTTAATGATGATACACTATCAAGTTGAACACCGCCCAATGATGCCGGGCCAGCATAAAAGATTTCATCAACTGCGGGGGTGCCAGGTAAATTCTGGTCAACCGCAATTGAAACCGGGTCATTGTCACCATCCCATATTGCGGCCGCTTCAAGGGCAATCTGGGCCGGGGTTGTCTGATCGGCCGTCAAGGTTCGTGGAAGCAAAATCCCTTTGTTAAATGTCAATTTGGTATTTGTTCCATCACCACCCCTAGTTCCCCCCTGGGCATATGCCTGGAAATAAAGGTCAAGGGCTGTCACGCCCGTTGCCTTGGCAAAATCAACGCCATTGATCCCAACGGCACTAAGGGCCTTTGCAACCGCCTGGGTTGCAAATGTTCCCCGTGGATCCTGTTGGCCAACTCCAGCAAATAGATTATAAATACCACCGTCACCGCCTGCAAGTATTTCAGTTATTCCGGGGGAAAATCCTTTGTCCTGGACCTGATCAAAAAACGTGTCATTGCCGGTGCCTGATTTGTCCAGATTGGCCGCATAAAGGGTGAATGCTTTTGTCAAACCGCTCATTTTCTTACCTCCATTTATAAATTATTTAAACTGATATATTTAAAACATTTTAAAAGGCTGTCACGGTTCAAATTGTAAACCGGGACACCTTTATTGTTCATAAATTCGGCAACCTTATTGAAATCCTGGATGGTATATTCAAGGTTTAGAAACCCCTTGTCCTGGCCATCATCTGAATAAAAATGTGATTGATCGTGCAAATCCACCCCCGCAAGGATTATTTTTTCCGCACCGTGGATATATGCCAGGTTAATGGCCGCAAGAACGCTTGAATGCCCCCAGAAAACACCCTGGTCCATGCTGGCAGTAAAGATGTCAAGGCCAAGTGATGGCCGCCACCTTGGGAATTTAATGCCTTGAACTGGAAAATTATCTTCAACCGGATAATAGATTGTTGCATTGCCGTTCTTAAACATTTCCTGGCCACGGATGGCCGTAACCAGATCCAGAATTACAAGATAATCAGGATCATATATTTTCTGGATCACATTTACACCAATGGTTTTGAACCTGGAAACAATGTCAAAATCAAGGTCATTGATTGATGGGCCATTGCCCAGGATGATCACGGTTTGATTTTTCAGGTCATCCATTACACAATCCCACGGAAATCAACCAAGAACATAATTTCATAAAAATTGCCAAGTAATGTATCTTCTGAATCAGTTTGGCTTTGCCGCCGTTTCAGTTTTGGCCGGATGGGGCCATATTCCTGCCTCAGTGTTGTCCAATCCAGATACCCGCCGGTTCCACCCAATCCGGCCAGGTCAACCAGGATTGCCCCAACATGGTTCATAAAAGCAATTGCGGCATCATCAAAATCACTTTCCGTGATTGCTTCCCGCAATATGAACGCAAGGGAACCATCAGACATGTAATGGTTCCGGGCACCCCCTGAAATTTGATTAATGCTGAAATTGTCAGACCAATCAACCACGGCCCAGGGTGTGTCCATGTCATCTGTTCGTACTATTTTTATATATTCCAGGGCCGCATTGGCATCAACGGCATCAACCATTGTCTGGAAATTGCCTGAATTGGCCAGGGTTGTCCTTAGATAATCCAGGGGCTTGCTTAATATACTCAATGGTGAAATTGTGGATGCTGTTGGGGTTGCACTTATGAAATCCCAGGGTGAAAGCAAAACGCCGGATTTGGCATATATTCCAAACTGATAACGAGTTTCATTTGTCAGGCCCGTGATGGTGATATCACCATCACCCGTTCTTTTAAATGATTCTGATTCACCGGACCATGACCCACCAACTGTCCTGTAACGTGCATAAACAACATCAGACTCGGTTGCGGCATCAATAGCCAATACAACCTCTGTGTCACCAGGGGTTGCCCCTGTAATGCTTGGGGCATCGGGTGAAACCTCGTTAAATACTACACTTGCACCAGCTTCATGGTTTATTGTCATAATCGGACCGTTGTGGGATAACTTCCCATTGGAGTTTTCCCGCCTGTTGTAATTGCTTTAAAGTGGGCTGTATATACGCCCGCCACATCTGATTCATCATCGATGGTGAATTCAACATAAAATGAACCGTCCCCAACATCGGTGTCCTGGGTTGCCTCTGTCCAGGCCGTATGTTCGGACCGGTCTGGGTTTGTCAACATCATCCAGACACCCCGACCCGTGCCAGCCGGGTTTTGTGCGTCACCATCTTCATTGATATTGCAATATAGATTTAATGCTCTGGTTGCCATTATGCCGCCCTTTTCATTCTTTGGTTTGATAATCGCATTTCAAGTTTCTTTTTAACAAAAACTGAACCACCCCCGGACGTTGCAAGGGGGCTTCCAATATAATTTGTTGACCCGATCCCAATTAATTTTTCACCATCGGCCGCCGGGACCGCTAAATCAAATGCCCCCATGCTTGGGGGGTCTGGCCTTGTTAGGCCAGCGATATCAAGAGTTATTCCGTCAACGGCCACGCCCGTCCATTTTATATCCGCTGTATCTTTAAGGCTGAAATCATATGAACCAGCATTATTAAATTGGTCAGTTGCGGCCTTTTGTGTTAGATGGCCTATTCCACCACCGTCATTGGCTGTGGGATCTTCTGAACAACAATAATTAATTGTATATGAACCACCATTAAACCTGAAATCTTTTGCACTTGAACCGGTTATTGGACCAGCATATATATTGCTTGCAATACCACCATCCCACATATTCAAACCAGTTTGTAAATTTCCACCACCAGAACCTGTTCCAAATATAGTACAGAAATAGGCCGCTGAATTGGTCCATCTAGTGGAGATGGTTCGCATATGACCACTACCGGCGGCTGTAATATTATAAGCAATACAATTAGAAGCCACCCCTTCTTCTCCAATCAATATTGCTGAGGCATGGCTGTTTGAACTTGTAATCCCATGAACAATTAGATTTGTAATCCCAACGTATAAATCCGTTCCTGCAACACCATATCTTGTGCCATATTGTGAACCTGATGCACTATGGTCTTTAAGTTCTAACATGTCAAAAACAGTGTATGCACCATATTCAAACACATAAAGATTGGCACCGGAACCCGTGACCATTATACCGGCACCTGGAACACCGGCATGGTCAATCATTCCATAAACCCGAACCCTGTCAGTTTCGCTTTCATTTGATTTCCGCCAACTGATTGATTCTGCATATGCATTTGAAACACCACCGGCATAAATTTCAACATCCTGAAAACCTACACCGCTAACATCGGCACCAATGGCAGTATTTGCACCGCCAATGGTTGCATATGTTTTATCTGTTCCAACTGTATATGTATCAGACATCATCATCCTCAAAAGGCTGTTCCCATTGCCATTCAGGTGTAAACATCCAAGTCACATTAAGGTTTTCTTCACTCATATCAACTGGTTTGTTGTAATCGGGTTTTTTACCATAAGAAACAAACAAACCCCTGTCCACATTTTCTTGTGCTTGATAAACAGGGTTGTCAGGTTTTAAATCTTTTACTTTTTTGCGGAAATCGCTGTGATAATCTGTTTTGTTCTTTTTATATTCTGCCAAACTTTCAGGGCTTAAAATGTTTTCAACCAGTAATTTAATTTTATTATGGCAGATGTCAAAATACATTTGATCGCTGATTTTAATACCCTTAAAACAAAAACAGTTTGCCTTGTCCCCCCAATTTAATTGTGTCGAAATCGGCACGGCTTGCCGGATGGTGTGTTTTATCCACTCGGCCGTTGGGGTGAATGCCATAATTAATTTACCTTGATTCATTTTATTATTTCTTTTTTGGACTTCCCATTAAAAAAGTTTTTATACTGTCAACATTGCTGTCAATTTTGTCAAGTGATTTTTCAACGGCATCAATCCTTATATGGGCACCCTCTGCACAACCTTTTATGTCGGATGCATATAATATTATGCCCCCAAATGCAATTAAAAATGCCAATACAAAAACCGCAAGGCTGATGTATAACGTGGCTTTTTTTGTCCCGTTGTCTTTGTTTTTAGCCATTAAGGCCCCCGTGCTTGCTCTGCCGGGGTCCATATTCAAATGTGACCCCTCTGGTTAAACCTAGCTTGAAAAATCCAGCATCCTTGCTTTCAATAGACTCGATGGCCCAAACCAGGCCGTCAATTGTAACCGTGTCCCGGTTGGTTGGGGCCGCCACGCCTAATGTTGCACTTGCGGCCATTTCAATCGTTGCATGTTTTTTGCTTTGTGCGTTTCCATCATCTTCACTGACATCAAGATCGTCCATATATAAAATTACGGCCTGACGGGAAACAGGTGATCCGCCATATGGCGTATATGTAACATCCGATGCATCTGCAAAGAAATCCAGGAATTCGGCCTGGTCATCAACAATTTCAGAATCAAAGGTCATTGGGCACCTTTACAACATCAAATAATTTTACATTGGAACCAGGGTTCCCATTAAGGACCTGGAAATTGTTGCATTTATTCAGGCAAAAACTTTTCAACCGTACAAAATGCCGTATTATTACTTTGAACCCTGGACCAATTGGGGCACCTGGTTCATTGTCGTAATAATGTGAATGATCATGCATGTCAACACCCAACAAAACAGCTTTTTTTGCCTCCATCAAATACGCAAGATTGATGGCGGCCATTATAACAGTATATCCGAAAAACAAACCTTGTTCCCAATCGGTTGAAATGATCGGGTCCAGGGCCCCTGGCCAATACCTTTTGAACGGTTTACAGATGCCGCCCGTGTCGATATCTTCGGGACAATATTTGACGGTTGCCTTGCTTTCAATGATCAATTCCTTATTTTCGGCCCAGGTTATTGGGTCAAGAAAAACCAGATAATCAGGATCGAATATTTCAGGGATCCGGTTGACCCCAATGGTTGTGAACCCATCCAGGCATGTGAAATCAAAATCTTTAAGGCTTGGCCCGTTGCCAAGAATGATAATGGTTTCATCTTTGTGCCTGGGAATTGTCCCGGCATCCATTCAATCACTTCTTTTTTGCGGATGTTTTGCGGACGGCTTTTTTCTGGACCTTGACCGGCTCGGCCTTGGCTTCACCAATCGTGGTTGCATTAACATTGCCATGTTTCATGGCCTTGTTAAGATCTGCCAATTGGATCCCATCGGGTAATTCACCCTCAATTAAAAGGGTCCCGGCCGGGGCAATTTCACCACGGATGGTGGTGTCTTTGGTTAAATGGATTTGAACCTTGGGCATATTTCCCCCTTATTTAATAAAAACCCACCAGGCGGAATGAACCGCCTGGGGGTTGATGTTGGTTTAATTAACTAAATGTTGATTTTGTCGCATACTGCCAGAAACCGTAACCGGCCGCCCGTCTGGATGAAACACCAAACAGTTGTTCATCTTCTTTGAATTCATGGTCTGAACCAGGGCCAAGTACTTTCATTTGAACGGCTTTTTCTTCCTGGATGATAAACGGTTTGCTTGGGGCATCGATCCTGAATAAACAGAAATCGGTTGTCCAGGCCAGCCGGGGATTGACAACCACGGTCACGTTGAATGCACTTGATTTCAGTGGGTTGTCACGGGTTCCAGATCCGGTATCAAGCAGATTATTACTAACCGCCTGTTGTGCCGATGCCCATAATGGGACCGGGACCATTACAAGAAATTCCTGGGCTGTTTCATTGATTGGTTCACCCTGGTCATCTTTGTAACCAAACATGTAACCGATCACGCCCATGATTGCCTTTGAAAACTCATCAGGGGTTGGTGATGCCGCCGTTGTAACGTCAAGGGCTGTCACTTCTGATGCCGTCAAAAGGTTTTTCAGGGTTCCACTATCGCCAGAAACATGGTCAGTGTCAAAGTAATACTGGCCATCATAGGCAAGGCCCGTTTCACCGTCTGTGATCAGTGTTGAAACAAGGGTTGCCCAATGGCTTTGGGTCCGTTCCGCAAGTTCACCGATCCGCAAATCAATCTGTTCCGTTTTGTCACGGTCAAGATCTTCATTGGTGAAATTAATGGTTGCTTCATACTTGACGTTGGTTATTTCAAGGCCATCTTCACGCAATGACTTGATCAGGCGGCCATCTTTCCATTCACGGAACGCCGGAACCTGGCCCAGCCACTTGTATGTTTCTGTTTTTTGGTCAGACTCAAAATCCATTGCCAATCCTGGGATCCAGGCCAGGCCCGTTGCTTGTTCCAAGGCGGCAAAAAACTTGCCCATAACGCCCTTGGCTGTAATACCACTGTATTTCTGTCCCATTTTTTTAAACCTCCAAGTTTATTTTTATGGTTTTGTTTTTGCCTATATTAAGGGCTTAACCTCAACATGGACCCGCATTTTGCCAGCCGTTCCTGTTCCGCTGGTTGCCTGTGTAACCTTGCAATAAATGCCCTTGCCTGCGGCAATTGTTTTCCAGGCCGTTCCGGTTGCCGTTGATTGGATCTGATACCCAAGGATATAATCACCAATTGCATCGGCACCGCCATCGGTTGGTGTTAGGGTGAAAAGGCTGTTGTCATCACTATCATAAACCGTGATGATTCCCTGGTCCTCTGAACCGCCCGCCATGGCTTCTGTGATGATTCCGCCGCCGCTCATAAGCACCATGCCAAATTTATTGTCGGCCGCATTCAGAATTTGGTGGTCGGCCGTGTCAATTGTGGTTTGGCAATCAAGTTCTGGCACATATGTTTCAATTTCCATTTCGGTGTCAAATTCCATGATGCCGTAACCTGTGGCAACAAACCTGACTACCTTACCAACCAAAAGGCCATCTGTTCTTGTCAGGCTCAGAACATTGTCATCGGTTGCATATATTTTTTTGCCAACGTCCGTGATTGCCAGGCCGTTAAGATAGGCTTGCATCCTATACTTGCCGGTATAAACCTGGATGTCAATTGCACCATCCGCACCACTTGTGTTGTCTGCCTTTGCATAGCAATGGCCAACAAACTTGCCAGTGACTGCCAATTGGTCCCCGTAACCTGTGGCACTCTCGGAAACCATTGAACCCTCAAACACCACCGCACCAGTGGCGGCCGGAATGGCATTGAATTGAGAATCCAGGACCTTGCTTGGAACATTCTGTGTTAATGCTGTCATGTTTTTATTCTCCTATAAAAAAGACAACTGTTTGTTATTTTACCTGCCCGCCTTTGTGGGCCTTTGAGTATGAAATAAATGCTCTTTTGTCATTTGAGAATTCTTTTCTGACCTTTTTGTTTTTGTCCCAGGTTTTTTCCAGGTGTTTTTCATATTCATGGGCATCCATTTCATCCGTGTCCCGGCCAACTTCATATTCCGGTTCATCATTGGGGCCGGGGGTTTCCGGGGCCTGGCTTGTCAGAATGTTCAGGGTTTCATCTTTAAGTTCTTCAACTGCAAGTGAAACATCCGTTCCATTGGCAACCAGTTTTTCGGAAATCGCATTCAGGTCAACATTGCGGCCGTTTGCAAGGGCCTTGGCTTCACTTTGAATATCAAGGATCCTCTGCCGTTCTATTTCCACGCCGTTCTTGAAACCATCTTCAAATGTTGCCGGTTCGGTTTCAGTTTCTTCAACCGTTTCGGTTTCCGGGGTGTCAATCACTTCTGTTTCGGTTTCTTCAACCACATCCTGTTCCGTTTCGGTTTCTTCAACCTCTACGGGTTCCACGTTTTCAATTTCGATGTTTTCATCTGCCATGGTATTTCCTTTCTTTTTATTTTGTAGGTTGGCCAGATATCTTTTCAAGAATGCTGGCATGTCCGCACCATCCAGCATATTTTCATTTATAACTTTTTCAAGCAATCCTGATAATTCAGGTGTTTCCGTAATTTTATCCAAAAGGGATGTTGCATTGGCTGATAATTTCACTGATTCCGTATAACCAAACATTCCACGGTTTGCGGCCGGATCGTCAACCACATCATCCGCATAAAGGCGGGTGATCCTTAAAAGGGCTGGCAATGGTTCATTATTTTCATCGGTTTGTTCCGTGCCATCTTCATTCAGCCTGAATGCAAGGTCTGCATCAAAAACAATGCTGGTTCCAAATGCGGCCGGGTCACTCTTGGCCAATTTAAGAACATAACCAGCCAGGTTGCCCATCGGTGTATCATATGCGGATGCATCAAGAAACAAATCACCCCTGGTGACACCTGTTTTTTCATCCCGCCTGAAATTCCACACCCGGCCAAGAAATTTTCCAACTGCACTTGATGACATGTTCGGATGGCCAAAACGGCTTTTGACACCGTTTTTAATTGAATTGCCATGGGTTTCCAACTGATCAAGGGTTGTGTCATCAACTTCCCAATTCCGCATATCACCTGAAATGTCAGACAATCTGCCTTTGGTCATTACCTGGATCCCCAGGATTTTACCAACACCATGTTCATGGACTTCATCCGGCAAAACCTCCAATTGGTTCTGAAATAATGCCTGGGCACGTTGCATTTCTATTTTTTTATTTATTGCTTTCATTGTTGTCATCTTCATCATCCCCCTGGGGTTCATCTGTTTCGGCTGAATCGCCTTTTATGATTACAATGTCAAATTTTTCTTCAAGTTCTTTTATCTTTACTGCTTCCCTGGCTTTTTGTTCAATGGTTTCTTCCCAATTCTTGCCAAGGCTTGCCGAAATATCTGCAAGGCTTTCAATGCCGTTGTCAAGGCCCTCAACTGCCGCCTTGACTTCTTTTAACGGATCCACCCATTGCCAACCAGGCGGAACCCACCGGGCACGGGTATATTCAAAAAAGTTTTCATAAAAATCAGGGGCATCAAGTTCACCCTTTAAAAATGCTTCCTCTAAAACCATTTCCCATATGGGCTGGTTGAAATATATTGACATCCAGGCTTGCCATTGTTGAAAAACCCGCCTGGCTTCAAGCAATGCCGCCCTGGCACTTGAATAATTGGTCTTTGAAAAATCCTTGGCAATCAATTCAAGTGGGAAACCGATGGCGGCCCCGATTTGCCGGATAATCCTGACAATAAATGAATCGAATTGGGCACCTGGCCGTTGCGGCATGAATGATGTGATTTCTTCACCTGGGTTTAAATATTCCACCATGCCTGGTTCAAAATAAATTTCCCGTTGGCCTCTGCCGTTGGTCTGGTCAAAATTGGTTTCAGCCATGCCGTCTGCATTTTCACTTTTGATGAAAACCCCAAAACATGCGGCCATCAGATTGGCAACCAGTTCGGCTTCAATATATTCTGACATGTCCTTGAACAATCCAAGAACGGGTGCCAATAACGGAACACCCCTGGTTTGCCCGGCCCGTGTTTTCTTGTATAAATGGATCATTCCCGGCCGCCCATTGGGCTGTTTTGCCGGAATAAAATCATAATTGTCGGATTTTCTTTGCCGCCAGTTATAATTGTAATCCCCAGGGTGTGTTTTCCTGACCCAATACCCAAGGGGTTCACCGTGCTTGCCAATTTTAATGCCCATTCGGACATCATTGGCCGTTGTTTTATCGGTTGGGGTTGCAATTCGATCAGCTTCAATAATTTCAAGGGCCAAGGAAAATGGCCGTTTTGAATCCTTAATTGCGGAAATCATGGCAAATGGTTCACCATTTTCAAGGGTTTGCTGGAAAACTAAATTTTGCAAACCATAAAAATCCTGTCTTGCCCCTGCATCCGCAAATGGCACCCATTTATTCCAGGCCAATTCCGCCTGGGCCTGAAATTTGGTCTGTTTTTCAGGATCTTCATTTTGGTAACGGCTTTGTGGCTTAATGCCGGTCCCAACCACATTTGATGTAAATGTCAACATGATCCCGGATGCCAGGGCATCATTCCGCACCATGTCCCTGGATCGGTCCCTCAAATCTTCAAGATCAACCAAGTTGTCCTGGTCTGCCGACCCTGAACCGGGGTTCCAATAACCGTGCATACGGCCTTTTTCGGCCCCTTTATATGACTTGAATTTTGATTTGCCTAAAATATCGCCCGCAATTCGGGACCTTTTGCGTTTCAGGCCAGCACCAGGGGCAATAACAGAAACAACACCATCCAAAACCGATCCGATTTTACTTGAAAATGGCCGTTTGTTTTTGTTTTTTGCCATTAGGTCCCCCGCCTGAATGCATAATAATTGGTGTTCCGGCCGCCGCCCGCACTAACTCTTTTTTGATAATATTTTTCCAAGGATTCCAGATCACCCAAATCCTGACGGGTATATGTGCGGCCGTTAATGGAATATGACTGACCTTTTTGAACAATGTTGAAAATGCCCTCTCGGACTTTATCCAACATTTGTTGATCAGTATAGGTTGCCATATTACTGGCCCCCATTTTCTTTTGGCAGGATTGCCGTGTCATCAGTGGTGCCGGACTCTCTTAATTCAAATGATTTATTTTCAACGGATGGTTTTAATTTATTTAAAACCGCCTCCAATCTTTTCTCCACAAGGTCGGGGGGGATTGAAACCTTGTGGGTCTGCAATATTGCTTCAAACTTTTCTTTGGCCACGGCCAGTTTCTTGGATCCCTTGCCCTCTAAACTGCGGCCCCATGCTTCTGCATAATGGACGGCCGTTTCAGCAACGGTATCAAGTAATTTTTCAACATTAAGGGCTTTCACAAAATGAATGTTTTTGATGTATGACATCAAAAGTTTAATGCCGGTTCCTGACAGGGCCACAACCAACATGCCGCCCACTGTGTATGCTATGTCACTCCATTCCATTGTGTTCCCCCTCTGTTATATCTGTTTGTACATAATCATAAATTTCTTTTTGGAATTCCAGCCAACCATATAAAATGGCTTTCTTGGCTGTCCTGGATGGCTCTGGTTCATGTTTGTCAAGCAATCGGCTGTAATCCTCTGAAATCAAAATGGTGCCCTGAACACTTGATTGGATTGAATCAGATAAACCTTGGGGAATGATATTGCACCCCCCCAGGAAAACCACGATCAGCAAAACTTTTGTCAAATGGTCCATGTTACACCAAGAAAAACGGCAAATCCAGTGATTCTGGCACCAGAATTGCCGTTTTAATTTCTGCCCGTCTTAAACCGGCCGGGTTTGACGGGCATGGATAATTCCCTCTTTACTTCAAAATACAACATAAATCCAGCATGTCAATTTTTATTTGTGTATATTCTACATGGTTTTTGAAAATATCTGGGCTGATTTGGTTTTATTGGCTTGAAGTGGGTATTAATTACCCTCTAATTTGCAATATGACTTGAAAACCTGGTTGCAATCCCGGCAAATATGCCGCCGGGTGGGCCTGGTGGTGTGTGTGATCAAGGTATCAAACCCCCCGCAATATGGACAAATTACAGGGCTGAATTCAATGCAAACCTGATCATATGTTTCCGGGGGGACCGGCTTGGGGATCGCTTTCTTGCCGGTCTTTTTGAACCTTTTCCAAGGGTTTCCCCCCCTGTTCATTGCTGTCATCGTCTATTTCTCCATGTGCTTTTGTGATCTTTTAACCAGGGACCACGTTTTCTTTTTGACTGTGATTCCGGCCGGGTTGGTTTCTGATATTCCGTGCCCAGGCTTTTAATTGTCTGGCCCTCTGGTTGCATATATTGCATGTTCATCATGTATGCGGCCGCAAGGGCATAAACTTCACAATCCCAGAAGTGGTTTTCACCCCTCTGAACCCATCCATAATAATTCTTGCCCTTTTTTACACGGATTAGTTCTTTGCGTTCAGATTGCATCTGTTTCATATATCTTTCTGAAATATTTACATATATTTGCAAGGGGTTCTGTTCATTGTCCGGGTTGATCATGGCCGCAAGAATGTCCTTGAATATTTCAACATCAATCCGCCATAACAATTGGGCCAGTTTTGACTTTTTCCGGCCGGTCTGGGGTCTGTCAATTTTACTTGATTTGAACAATTCACCCCGTAAATGGTCAACACCTATAAATGGCCGGGTCCGGCCTGTGTTCATTTTACAGAATGCATATGATTCATCTGGTTTATATCCTGCATCAATGCCAGCCATTCTGACCCCAAGTTTTTTTTGCTGGTCCTGTGTCATATAAAACGTGTCAAGCACTTCCCTTTTAACGGCATCCCAGGATGGCACTACATTGGCCCGGATCAGCCAATTAGACATGAAATGGCCCCAACCCCTGATGACATAATACCAATCATATTTCATCCGGTCAATTCCGGCCGTTAATGCCAGGACTTCATTGGGGCAGATGCCCGGTTCATAATTTCTTTTGCAGGAATCCAGTTGATATTCTGTCACGTTTTCAATTGATACCACCCAAGGTTCCGCAACCCAACCATTGATAAAACTCTGCAATTTTCCAAGATCTTCACCACATTCAACACGTTCCTTGGCAAACTGGCTGAATGTCACCCAGGGTGAATAAAAACTGTTCAACCAATATCCCCGGCTTTTACTCCACTTTGCATTTTCAAGGGACCCCTCTTTGTTGACGGTTGCCCCCAGGGGTGCCCATACACCCTTGGCCAGCATTTGTATTTTCTCGGCATCTGTTATAATATGATCACATTTGTCATTACAACAATGATAAACCGCAAGGTTTTCATCTTCAATTTCTTGGGCTGGAACATCATCAGGAAATGATAATTGCTCGTATTTTAATAATTGGTATTCACCACATTCCGGGCAAGGCAACCAATATTGGCAATGGTCGGATCCCAATAAACTTGTCCACAATTCATCATAATCAAATTCAGGGGTTCCGGCCTTGACAATCTTTTTATTAAACGGAAATGTTTTGGTCCGGTCCTCTGCCAGTTTAACTGCGGATGCCTTTTTCCCGGCTGATTTTCTATATTTCGGGACTTCATCCATGAAAAGATATCTGATGGGATCCTGGGCCAACTGCATATCAGACCCGGACCAGGCAAATTTGATAAAACAACTCTCCAGGTCATAATGTAATTGGCTGAAATCGTCATCTTTTTTGGGAATGTATTTTCTTAATGTTGGGCTTAACCGGAACATGGATTGGAACCGCTTGCGGGAAACCGCCTTGGCTGTTTCCTTGTCAGGATAAACAACCATTGTTGGCCCTGGGTCTTGGTCCACCAGATGCCCAACCATGATTTTTATGGCCTCTGTTTTAGCCGTCTGGGTTCCAAATACCATTGTGATATTTGAAACATCTGGATCAGTAAAGGCATTCAGGACATGTTCAATATATGGTGTTCGGCCTGATTTATACCGGCCTGGTTCTGCACTTGTTTTATGGTCCAGATAAAAGTTTTTATTGGCCCATTCTGTGACCGTCTGTTCATCGGGCAATTTCCAGGTTTCGATTTCTTTGTCAGACCAGGTTGCCCGTTCAGCTTTAGTGAAAAGGTTTTTCATTTATAGGCTTGTTTTTTTCCCATGTAATTTAGGCCGCACCATGTTTTTATTATATACAATTTCCATCCAGAAATTTACGTCCATGCCGGTTGTTTCGCAAATGTCAAGAATACGCCATATAGCATCTGTTAATTCTTCCCTGAAATTACTGATATCTTTTTTTCTGACGGCCTCGGCCGCTTCTGATATTTCTGTTACCACAAGCATTAATTTACCCAACATAATATTCCTGTTAGATTGACATTCAAGATCACTGGGGGTTTCAAACCCGTTTTTTTCACGCCATTGCTTGATAACCCTGGCCCAATCATTAATGCTTACCATCATTCACCGCCTTTTCTCTTGTAATAATTTCAATGCCCCCAAATGGGGAAATAAAAACCGCTAGGTTTAATAAAACCTTGAAAAGAAAAAAGCGAAAATAGAACCGCTTTTTGCCTGTCAATATGACTTTGATTTTTATATCTCTTGCAATCCTGTTGGCACTTATTTCATAGTCTTTTGCTTTCATTTCATAACCTCCACTTTTATGATCTTTGCTTTCATTCCAAGGCCAGCATGTGTCAAATAATGTTCCACGCAGGCCGGACAATCTTTGATAGTAAAATCAGGTTTTATAATGACAGGGGCATTTGTTAATTTTGCCCTCTGGCAAATTGCACAAAATCCCTTTTGCCTGTGACAATCAAGTTTAATTGTCACATGAAATTGTTTCCGGGGGCCTCTGCGGATCTTTGTATTTCTAGCCTTTTCAATTTCATGGTATCTTTTAAACATTCTTGAATTCCAATTCCTTTTGTGGTTTCGGTTTTTCTACTTCAAGATATTTCTTGCCGCCATCGGCAAATTGCTTGATCATGTCCCTGACTTCTGTGTCAATTAACTTGATGCATTTCTTTGGATCTGTTTCGGCTGATAACAAAGGGCCAAGGGTTTGCGGCAATGCCAGCAATGCGGTTTTGACAATCTGGATCCGTTTGATCCGGCCCTTGTTAACTTCATCACGTTTTATATATAGGCCCTCTTTTTCCAGGACATCTATTTCAAGCAATCTGTTTTGTAATTCAACCCGCCGTTTCCTGAAATCAATCAGTTTTAATGCTGTCCCTGACTTGCTATCTTCATCAGATCCGGCCGCCCGGTTCCCTCTTTTGTTCTGATACCATCGATCTATTTCCAATAAATTATATGACCGTTTCCGGCCGATCTTGACAACTGGCATTCCCTCCATTTCCCACCGGCGGATGGTCCTGACATTGACATTGAATATTTTGGCAACCTTGATTTTGGATGTGACTGTAACATCACCGCCGCCGCCATTTGTCCCGTCAAGTTCATCCAGGATTTTGCGTTCTGTCACGCTCAATGCCGTGCCAGCCTTGACCTTTTCCCGGATCAGTTTCAACACATTCTGTTCATCTTTGGCCGCAAGGTTGGCCGCTTTCCGTGGTGTGATAATGTCTTTATTTTTGTCGGTTCTTTTTTTTGCCATGTCTTTTTTTACCTGGCTTTCCCTCTCTATTCTGACAACTTCTGATATTTCATATTTTATATTAATATATATATCAGCTTGCAACCCCTTTAATGCACAGCACTTGCGGACCCTGCCATATATTTATGAATTTTGGGTGCATTTTTTGACCGGACTTGTGGTGAC